GTCATGATGGACGGTCGCATTCTCGAATTTGACGATTTGATTCTTGATTCACGATTTACGCGTAATGCTGACGTGCTCAGTATGTCGCCTCTCGCTCTTCCAGTCAGCGGGTACAAAAACTCTTTCAGCAAGACTATGAGTTGGGTCAAGCCTATTGAACCTATTTACGGGTACGATTGCACCAGCGAGGTGGTTTTGCAAGTCGGCAGCTGCTACCTCATCAAGTTGAACATCGGTGTTGGTCCACAGGAGTCTTCTGACACCATTTGGCGGATGCCTGATGCTGGGCACTATGTCCTCACAGACCTCACTAGGAACTCCTCAGATCCCGAATATTACACTGTACCAGCTAACAAGTTTGATCAAACTGTGAAATTCGTCGTTCAAATGAATGGCAACAAGTCCATATTCGAGGCGACTACTGGCAGAATGCTTGGGCTTGAAGCCTCCATAAGGCTTGGAGGCATCACACTGGAAAGAGCGTGGCTAATGAATCACAGGCAATTTGTCAGTACTGCAACTCACGCACTCATTTGTGCGGGTGTCGACAAGTCCGATAGTCTCAGGATGCTTAGTAATTTGCGGGATGCTTTTTCCGAGCAAGGACCAAGTGGGCTTAGCTGGCGTAGGGGCTGGGCAAAGGCTTTTGGTTTTGCTGCTGATAGGCGCAAGCCAAATAAGGCAAATCGCGCGGCCAATGACTATCTACCGGTCACCCACTGGACTTGTTGCCAAGTCGGTGGCGACGGTTTTGCTGAAGAGTTTCCGCCGCAAGCAAATGGTCCCGAGATTGGCGGCGTCATGGGTACTTCTAGGGGAAAAGAACCGGATAGCGGCTACGTTACCGCTGAGGATCTTAACGTTGAAGATGCTACTGGTGCTTCTGAAAGTGACAGCAGTGAACCAAAAGCGGGTTACCACGCTTCCTTTTCTGCTTGGTATCGCTCTAAGGCCAAACGTATCAAGCCTACCAACGTTTCTTTCGGTATTGGCGGGGTTGGTCGAACTAAGCGTCTCATTATTGACCCTGCTGATGCAGACATGTTCTCTGCCTCCAGGTTCGATCCTGAAGGGCCATTGGAGTTCACTTCTGACGTAGCTTCTTCTTTCTCACATCTGGAGTTTTGTGAGAAATTCGATTCTGAAGATCAACTCAAGGAGGCTTTGTCGGAGGGAGCTCCCTTCACAGCCCCAGATTTGGGTCTTGTTAGGCTGTTGGGGCTTGCGTTTGGTTGTCCTGATATAGTTTACAACCCGACTAATCTTCTAACAACCGCTTTGCCGACGACCTTTTCGCAAGGCGACGTTGGTAAACTCGAAGAGAAATTCTTCTCTGACGTCAGTCCTTCGCAGGACATTGCTATTCCTTTCATCTTGTTGGATGGAATCGCCGGCTCTGCGAAAAGCTCAGCGGTTAGAGCGTTGATAAGGTCTATGAAAATAAGCTCTGTTATCGTCACTCCGACCAGGGCTTTGGCTAAGGAGTGGCGCAAAACGCACGTTGGAACGACGGTCACCAGACACAAACTTAATAGGGCTAACTTACGCGGCCGAAAGATGTTGGTCATCGATGAATGTTTCGCCTATTCGAAAGCGGAAATGACCTGCTATCTTAGAAAAGCTAGAGATGCCAATGTCAAGGTCATCCTTCTTGGGGACAGACATCAGCAATATGAGGACGGCTCCGAAATGCAACCTGGTGATTTCTCCAGCTTGTCCATTCCGGTTGTCCGCCTCATAGTGTCGAACACCATGCCAATGGATTCCGTTAAGATCTTGAAATGGGCTGCGGGTGAAGACAATTTGTCTGATCTGTTTCAAACTCGCAGTGCTGTCGAGCATTCCATTTTCTTTTGCGGCCATAATAATCCTCGTGCAATCCAATTGCTCCAAGATAGACCTGACGGTCTTCTTGTCATGAAGGAAAGATTGGAACCGCCTCTCCTCTGGGATCTTGAAGATGAGGTTCTCGGTTTTAAGGCCGGGATGGAGAGCGAATGGCTTAGCATTAGCAGATCTCAGGGCATGAGGGCTTCGCATGTCTTGATTGCCGGGAGTAAGGCAACCAAAGGGGAGAAATGGTTGGCTGACCAGCGCAAACTTGCGTATGTGGCTTACTCTAGGCACTCGGTGGATCTTCTACATGCTTGTGATGAAAATGACCTTGTTTTACTTCAATTACCTCTTGAAGACTGGGACAAAGTGGATGGCCACCTTACTGCAGCCTCCGCAAAAGAGAGGTTTGAAGCCCCCTTTGTTACTATTGGCAATAGACCGGTCGACGCGGGGGAGGGATCTCTTTTACTTAATCAGAGGGGTGGGGTCCCGCAAGTCACCAAGTTTGCCACTGCTGGCCCACTTATGGACGATTGGAGGCCCTGGGGCCGGGCTTCTTCGACTTTAGGACTTAACGCGACCATTGACAATTTCTCCATTGTTATCAAGAGCCTGAATTCCGGTCTGATTCCTTATTCAGAAACTGCAACCGCCAGGGTGCCCCATTTTCGAGCTGCTCAAGGACTTTGGGCTTTACGTCGCCCTGTCCTAATTGAACCAGAACCCATTTCGACCAAATTTGATGGGTTGAAAGCTCTTGCTGTCAACCAGACTTCCAAAGATGAACTTCTTGATCTTAAAAACGTGGTTGAAAGGACGGCTCGCCCAAGGAAGATTAACAAGGATGAAGCCATTATTGAGAGAGATGCTACACTCTTGTTCAGAGACGTTATGAGGGCTTATTTTGACGTTGATCCAGATAAACCTTGGTCTGTCGACCCTGGGCAATCTGATTGGCTGGCTAGTCGCACGAGCGACTTCATTCGCAAGTTAGCTGGATCGGAACCTTATGGCTACAATGCATATTCTACTAGATCACAGGGTTTTCTCAAGACACAGGTTAAAGTCAAGGTCAAACGTAGTTTTGTTCTTGAAGAAAATTATGGTCAAACTGTTCTTGCTTCACCGGCTGATTTTAATGCTATCTATGGTCCTTGGAGCAAGACTTTCCTCAGGAATGTTCGGCTTGCCACACGACCAGGCGTCATTCTCGATTCCGGGTTTTCAGACTCAGATGTAGCTAGAATTTTTCGCAACAATGGGGCTCTGCTTGCTTTTCAACGGGAGAATTATCAATCAGACGTCAAGAGGCAGGACACTAGTCACACCCCTGTAACCCTTAGAGTGTTTTGTAAATTTCTTAAATACTTTGGTGTCCCTCATCATTTGGCAGACATGTATGAACATCATTCCGGGTCATATGAATACCAGTCCATGCGAACCGGTCTCTATAGGGGTTTGGCCAGTTATAATCTGGGTTCAGGTGATCCTTTTACTTTGATCCGGAACATATTTGAGGTCCTTACTGTTATGGTCGAGAGGTATGATCCTGAGGCCATTTCTACCTCCTTTGCCATTGTTAAGGGTGATGATTACTTGTCTTCAAAAATCATACAGCTCGGCCCTGTTAGGTGCCAGGAGGTCAGAGACACTCAGTTAACTGAAGATTTTAATAAACCAGCTTATCACGCCGGTAGGTTTTTCACACACGACAATGTCATTCCTGACCCTGCACGAATGATCACCAAAACTTTGGTCAAATTGGTGGATTCGGAAGATCGCGCTCGTGAATTGTCACTCGCTTTTTACGACAGATATATCCCTCTTTCTATTTGTGACGAGAATTATTTGAGGGTGGCTCTTCGAGAATCTTACTCAGATTTCGAGCCGGGCGTCTGCGATGCTTTCATTGACCTTTACATGGTTCTTTCAGACAGGTCCGTGTTGTATGAATTGTTCAATTATGCAACTAAAGGGGAGCCATTGGTTAAATTAGATAGGCCTTCTGGCTGTTCTTCTTACGCTGTATTTGCATACACCGGGAACAAACAGCTTTCTGAAGTCTTTACTAATGTTAACTTTGTTGAGTTCGAGTCTCTTTGCATTAAGAATCATATTCCGTTTCATCGTGCCACAGGGCGTCGCTCGGATTTCCTTCGAGAGGGGATCTGGGCAACACCTGAACATGCTTGGGCTGTTTTGGGTTTGACCCGGTTTAATGAACTCAATGCAGCTGACTCACTCGCAACAACAAATTGAACGCTGGCAATTGAACGTTAGAGGGAATTTGGTTCCTCAGGACAATAAGAACGAGTACCAATTTTCCGCTATTCTTGGTGATTTACACCACCGAGAGGACGTTTACATTGCCTTGCAAAGCTTTAATTCCAGAGAGGCTTTGTTGTTAATTTCTGGAAAATCGCAAGCTTATTACTTGCAACTTCACCATCCGGAGCTTGTGCCTGAAACACCACCGGACGGTAACAAACCAAGTGTCCACACACTTTCCACTATATTTGAATTTCATTATTACAAGGACGTGTGGTTCAAAACTGAATATCTGAGAACTTTGAACAATGGCGACTTCTCAGAGTTTAACCCCAACCAATGATAAGGTTGGGGTCAATGTCTTCAAATTCGAGCATGAAATGTTCATCACTTCTGACTTTAGAGCTTCTATTAGGGCTGACCATATTCCAAAGGTACAGCAACTAAAGACGCTCTTTAGTGAGATTGAGTTGTTAAATGTTAATGCCGAAATCCGCCAGCATGGCGTTATTGGTGACGAACCAGGAAATATACTGTCAAATGGGCATATTTTCTTGGCCGTCATCCCTACTGCTCGCAATACTGATGCCAGGGCAGGCACCAGTTCCACTGTCGTTTCTGGAGTGCCTAACAAACAGGCCTTTCCTCTTACTGGCGAGGGGCAGAGTGTGAAAGTCTTCAGCTTCGACCTTGTCGGGTACGAAGTTGATCTTGCGCAGGATCCCCGTAGAGGTCAAGGTGTCGTTCTTTGGGTCGGAAATTCCGGCGTATCGATTCGAGACCTTAAGGCTTCTGGAACCAATGGGGTTATTTGTTCCGTTACGTGGCGCGCTGAAGTGCGCTGCAGCGGTTCGTCCAATCTTTGGTAGGAGTTTAATGGATTTCTTCTACACCAAGTAATGTGAT